CGTCGCTGTAGCAGCTCGCCCGTATTCTCGTCAACGGCGGCGTAATGCTCTTCCGCTTTGTCACCTGTCACCTTCTTCACAACATAGCGCGCAACATATGCCGCGCTTTCAAACGTAACGGCTCCGACGGTACAAAAACCCTTACCCCACGTCTGCATCAAGTCTGCAGACGCAAACAAGGGAACGCCCTCGCGCATGTTCCACAAAACTTTGTCGTCAAAGTCCATGCCGAACAAACACGCGTGGTAATGCGGCCGAGCCAGGCGTTCTCCATACTCGCCGCAATGAAAAAACGGAAAGCTCCAAACTTCTTCCGTAGCTTCTTCGCAAACAATTGCCAATCTCGCACGTCGAGCGACTGATCGCTCGGTAAATGCGCGTCGTCATACGTCAACGTAATAAACGCGTTTCTCTCGTGCAAACTGGCTTCGTGCATACAACGCATGGCCCACTGCCTACTCCTTTCGAGGCGACAGCCGATACATTGACCGCAAGATAACCGCAGCTCTGAACGCTGCCGAGAAGCGTCAAAAATAATGGCACCCGTACCCGCTTCACGATACGCGTGCAATGGCGTGTAACACGCCACATCTACAGCCGAATGCCACCACGCATCGGCGCACCCCGCATATTTCGCGGGTGCGTCCCGCTCTTCCTCGTGAAATCACGCTTCGACTGTCTCCGGCTCATCTTGCTTCTACGCATAAAACACCTCATCATCGCAAACACTGGCAACCCGCCAGCAAGGAGAAACTCATGGACTTCCA